GTATCGTAGTACTTGGTGGAGTCTTTGATGATGGGGTTGAGGGAGAGGAGTGGGCAGGGGATGGAGATGGAAGAGGCGATGCCGAGGGGGCCGCCAAAGGAGACACGCTGGGAGCCGTAGGTGTTCATGATGTTCTCAGCTGTGAGGGTCTGGTCGTTGGTGGTCCAGGCGAGGTCGATGGTGATGGGGTACTTGTACGAGATGGCCATGGGGGTGATGAGGGCCTCGAGCTCGATGAGCTTGGCATAGCGGAAGGGGGTGGAGAGATGGATGATGGGGGTGGCGTTAGCTATGTCTTGGCTGGTGATCTTGGATTCCTGGCCGTTGAGGTCGTAGTAGATCCACTGGAATTGGCGGCTCACACCAGCAGATGGGGACTTGGCGGTTGCGATGGACGGTGACGGCGAAGGAAGCTGAGGAGGAGGAATGACGCGAGAGCCAGCGTCAGGGACAGCGCCAGGTTCTTGAGGAGGAGAGGCAATCGACGGCACATGGGAGCGGGAGAGGCTTTGGATCAGAGGGAGGAGGAAAGAGAAATCCATGGAGGGCGGGGGAATGCGGGCGGCTCCAAAGAGCAAAGGTAAAGGGGCGGCGGGAGAAGACGTGTTAGCTTGGAAGTCTTGAAGGTGGCGGATGATGTGAGTGTCAGCTTGGTCGTTATGCAATTCTGGAAGCAATTCACCCTCATTTGGGGAAGCGATAGGGAGGAAAGAGGAGGTTGGGGAGCGTTTGGAAGCGATGAAGACACGGCGGGCGGCGACAGGGAGCATGCTCCAACGGGGGCAGTGATGGATGAAAGGGCGGAGAGGATCGAATTGATGGTGGAAGAAGGTATTTCCCCGATGTTGAGAGCGACTTTGAGGGCGGGGGGAGCGTGGCGGCAGAAGAAGTCGAAGCAGGCGGATTGGAAATGGACGTGGGAGAGGGGGAGCAAGTTCCACATGGATTGGCCGAGGGAATGTCCGACGGAAAACTCAGTCAAGTAGCTGACGAGCTTATCCGGGATGGTGCTGTCGTCTATGGCCATGGCGAGTTTCGTGAATAGGGCGAGGGGTGAGCGGCAGGCTCCAGAGGGGCCGACGAAGTAGCCGCAGAAGAGGGCATACTTGTCTATCTCAATCTTGAAGCGAAGGGAGAGGAGAGGCTGAATGGAGGGCCAGGCTTGATTGAGGGGGGGAATAGAGTCAATGAGGGAGTCGTCGCCGCTGACCAGGACGGCTTCGGAAGTGATGTTGTATTGGGTGAAAAGGACGGCGAGGTTGTAATCAGTGTTGTCGTCGTAGGTTCCAGGTTCTCCGGTGAGGCGCATGCAGGTGAGGGGTCCGAACTGGGTGTCAACGTTGGTTTTCAGATGGACGTGGAGGTCAATGAGGGCTTGAGGAATTGAGAGGCGGTGCATTTTGAGGCGTTCGAGCACGACGGCCTCTCCATGTTGGGACTGGTCGAAAGCGGTGTAGTCATTGGCAAGGTGAGGTTGATCTGTGAGGTGGTCTTGGCACCATTGTGAAAGTTCGAAGGGGGTGTGCCCAGCGTGGACGTAGATGTTGGAGGGGCGGTCCTGATTGTCGAAGATGCGTTGGTATTTTTTGACTGGCCCTAGGAGGAGGATAACGGCGTCGTGCATGAGGGCGAGAGTCTGGCAAGCTTTCCAATTCCCGAAGATAGAGTTGTCGTTTGTCTTGTGTTGGGTCTTGGAGAAGATGCGAACAGCCGACCAGCGCCAGTCTGGGTCTGAGCGATTTGCGTTTGCCATGATGACAGA